CAAAGCCGAAACTGATCTTCGCATAGCCCTTCTTAAAGAAGACTCTGCAGATTCGAGAGAGTCCTTTCGGGCTGAGATCAATCAACTAGACCAAAAACAAAAAGTTTTAAGTGCAAGGACTGTTGCTCAAGAAAGCATGGCTCCTACCAACTTTAACCCTACTGGCGGGCCCACACCAGGTGAATTCATGGAGAACTAATCTATGTCAATACAAGTAGAGTCCAGTACGGACACTCAAGAAGAAGTTCTTGCTGCCCAAGGTGGTTTGCAAGTTGATGCTGTTGAAGAGACTAGCGCAGACGATTCTGCCGACGATTCTCAAGAGCAAACTGAAGAAGTAGCCGAGTCAGCTCAAAGCGAGCAAGACGAAACTAACGACACTGAAGATTCGGACTCTTCAGACGAAGGTGAAGACGAAGAAAGCGAAGAGGACGAGGCCACTAAAAAGCCAAAGCCAAAGCGCGGATTCAAGCGAAGAATCGACAAGCTCAACAGTAAGTTGTCAGCTGCGGAAGAAGAGAGAGAATACTGGAGGCAACAAGCCCTGGCTAAACAATCTCAAGAGCCCGAAAAAGAGTCGAAGATTCAGCAAAGTGATCAGAGCGATCAAAGACCCGATGCCGACAACTTTGAAACTCACGAAGAATATTTTGAGGCTTTATCCGACTGGAAGGTTGAACAAAAGCTCATAGCTCGAGATAGACAGAGTGAAGAAACTAGGTTGAGAGCTGAGCGCGATAAGGAAGTAAATACTTTTCGCGACCGGGTAAAAGATTTCTCTGAGACCGTAGAAGATTTTGATGAAGTGATTCAAGACGTTGATGACATCCCGATGTCGATTTCCGTTCAAGAGTGCATCTTAGGATCAGATAACGGTCCCGAATTAATGTATCAGCTCGCAAAAGAGCCCGAAGAGTACAAAAGGATTTGTTCCCTTTCGCCGGTCAATGCAGCGAGAGCAATCGGTCGCTTTGAAGCGAAGTTTCAAAAGTCAGAGCCTTCAAAAGAAAAACCAAAATTAACCACTAGCAATGCACCGACGCCGCCTAAAACTCTTGGCAGTCGTTCGTCTGGAAAGTCTAAGAAGACAATCTATGACAACGACATAAGCCAAAGAGAGTTTGAAAAGCAGCGTATGGAGCAATTGAAAACCAAATCTTTTTAGGAGATATAAAAAATGGCCAATACTCTATTAACCTCATCCGTAATTGCTAAAGAAAGTCTTATGCAGTTCAAAAATGCTCTTGGATTCACTCGTACAGCCAACCGTCAGTATGACACTGAGTTCGGGAAAGCTCGTAAAATCGGTGATACCATAAACGTCCGTAAACCTCAGCGCTTTACTGTTTCTGATGGCGCTGCCGTTTCAAAGCAAGCTGTCGTGAACGAAAATGTTCAGCTAACTCTTGATCAGCGCAAGCACGTTGCTTTCGAGTTTTCTTCTCAGGAGCTAACTCTTGATATCGAGCGATTCTCTGAGAACTACCTAACTCCCGCTGCCGTTGCTCTTGCTAACAAAGTTGATCAGACTGGTCTACTTCAGGCTCAGAACATTGCAAACGCTGTTGGTGCCCCCGGAACTGCCCTGACTTCAATTGATACTGCAATCGACGCTGGCGTTCTACTTGATAACTACGGTACTCCAATGGGCAACCGTCACATTATCTTGAACCCGAAAAGCCAAGGTGGAATCATTAAAGGTTCAAAATCCCTTTTTCAAGCTGGTGACGAGATTGCTAAGCAATACAAAAAAGGTGTTATGGGCCACGCCGCTGGTTTCGAGTTCCAAATGGGCCAGAACGTAGCACAACACACAATCGGTGCTCACGGTGGCACTCCGCTTGTAAATGGTGCAAGTCAAACTGGGACTTCACTTGCTACTGACGGTTGGACTAACTCAATTACTGGTATTTTAAAGAAAGGTGACGTTTTCACAATCGCTGATGTTTTTGGTGTTAACCCGCTTACTTTTGAAAGCACTGGTGAATTACAGCAATTTGTTGTTACTGCCGACGCTAATTCAGGAGCTTCTACGGGTCCTGCCACTCTTGCAATTTATCCGGCTATCGCCACAAGCGGAAGCAATCAAACAGTGACTGCCAGTCCTGCAGACGGCGCTGAGATTACTGTTTTGGGCGCTGCTAGTGTTGTTACTCCAATGAATCTTGCTTACCACAAAGATGCTTTCGTCTTGGGTTGTGCTGATTTGATCATGCCACGCAACGTAGACATGAGCTCTTATGCAAGAGATCCAGAAAGCGGTCTTTCTATCCGTTTTGTTCGCTACTACGACGGTGATGCTGATCAACTAGTTTCAAGACTTGATATCTTGTTTGGCTGGTTAACGGCTCATCCCGAGTGGGCTTGCAGAATCCAAGCTTAAGTTAACAAAGCCCCTCTTAACTGGGGGGCTTTAATTAGCTTATCAAATGGGGGCGAGATGAATTATCCAAAATGGCTTTACCACAAAGAAGAGAAGGCTTGCATCGTCGAAGATGAAAAAGCACACAAAGAAAAAGGCGCTGGCTGGCAAGAGACCCCTTGTTTTGAAGACAAGGTTACCGAGCCAAAAACATTAGAAAAAGTTATTAAGAAAGTTAAGAAGAAGGTCTCTAAGTAATGAGCACAGTTCGTGATCTTATCAAGGGTTCTTTGCGCTTAATCGGCGCACTTGCCACGGGCGAGACTCCACCGGCTGAAGAGACTTCAGACGCGCTTATGGTGCTCAATCAAATGATCGACTCCTGGTCTACTGAGAACCTGATTATTGCCAATCAAGTCCGGGAAGTATTTCCTCTTGTTGCGGGCACTTCAGCTTATACTATGGGAGTTGGCGGCGACTTTAATACAGCAAGGCCAATTGATTTCTTAAGAGTTTTGATTCAAGACAGTGCCGCAAGTCCTGCTTATGAATTGCCAATGGAAGTCTTAACGGCTGAACAATTCTCTAAAATTACAGCAAAGCAAACCCAAGGAACAACACCTTCTTGCGTTTACGCCGAAGGTACTACGCCGCTTGAGACACTCAATCTTTACCCGGTGCCAAGTGTTGCAAAGAACATTGTGATTTATTCGGCAAAGCCCATCAATCAATTCACCAGCATCAATAACTCAATTGATCTTCCGCCGGGCTACCTAAAAGCCTTGCGCTATAACTTAGCTGTCGAGCTTGCGCCGGAATACGGCAAAGAGTCGAGCCCTTCAATTATCAACGGAGCCATTGAATCAAAAGAAAATATCAAAAGACAAAACATTCGTCCTAGATATTTAAGCTGCGATAAGGCCACACTTTCGCGCCAGTCTTGGTTTAACTATCGGACGGGCCAGTAATGCGTTTAGCGGGATTCATAGGGCCAAGTTACACTTTGCAGTCAGTGAACTACGACTGTCAGACGTGTATTAATCTTTTCCCGCAAATAAATGAAATCGGCTCGGGTAAAGAGCGAGAAGTAGCGTCTTTTATTATGACACCGGGTTTAGTTCTAAAGAACACTCTTGCCGATGGGCCAATTCGAGGAGTGCACAAGGCTTCCAACGGCACTCTTTATGTTGCAGCTTACAACAAACTCTACAGCATTGCTTCAGACTACACAGACACCGAAGTCGGTACACTGCTGACAACTTCCGGTCCAGTAAGTTTTGCAGACAATGGAATTACACTTGCGCTTGTTGATGGGCAATCAGGTTATGGAGTTACACTTCTCACGCAGACATTTAATCAGTTTAGTGATCCAGACTTCAAGACTGCCGATGTTGTAGTTTTTCAGGACGGTTATTTTATATTCAATGAAAAGGGAACGGGCCGCTTCTTTATCAGCCGATTGAATTCGGTGGATTTTGATGCCCTTGACTTTGCCACTGCCGAAGGTAATCCGGACGACATTATCTCAATCATATCAGACCACAGAGATTTGTGGATCTTTGGCACCCAAAGCACTGAGGTGTTTTATAACTCGGGCAATGGCGACTTTCCATTCGAGCGAATTCAAGGGGCTTTTATTGAGCACGGCTGCGCTGCCGCGTTTAGCGTTCAAAAAATGAACAACCAAGTTTTTTGGATCGGAAGTGATGACAAGGGCAACGGGATTGTTTACAGAGCTAGTGGTTATCAACCGCAAAGAATCTCGACTCATGCCGTAGAACTAGCCATTCGTGGATATGCCTCAATCAGCGAGGCTGTTGCTTACACCTACCAAGACAACGGCCACGACTTTTATGTTTTGAATTTTCCAGGTGCCTCAACTTCTTGGGCTTATGATGCGACAACAAATTTGTGGCACGAAAGAGCTTTCACCAACAACGGATCTTTTCAAAGACATAGAGCTGAGAATCATGCTTTTTTTAACGGAGCTCACATTGTCGGCGATTACGAAAACGGCAAACTCTATGAGCTTAGCTCTGAGGCTTATACCGATGCCGGTGAAGAAATCACAAGGCAAAGAGCGGCCCCACATATCACGAGTGGCTTAAAGCGGGTTTTTTACAATTCCTTCCAATTAGATATGGAGGTCGGCGTAGGTCTTGACGGTGCTGTTTCAACACAAGGACACAATCCACAAGCCATGCTCCAATATTCCGACGACGGTGGCCACTCTTGGTCAGACGAAAAATGGGTCTCCTTTGGTAAAATTGGTAAACGTCTTAAGCGGGCGATTTGGCGCAGACTTGGGCAATCAAGAGATCGGGTTTTTAGAGTTACAATTACAGATCCGGTGAAGATTGCAATTATTGGTGCCGAAATGGACATAGTTCAGGGGGGTAATTGATGACGCCGAAACTTAGTCCAGTTCCCTATAAAACTCAGCTCCTTAATGGGCTTGGCTATTTGACTAGGCCTTGGGAGAAATTCTTTCTAGACATATTCCGTAGAATTGTGGATCTTGAAAACGGCCTTGATCAGGGGCCTGACTTATGAGTGTTTTAGCAAAGCCATTATTCAACGCTAAGTTCGCGAAAAGTTCGGCGGAAGTCGAATATACAGCTCCCAACGAGACAAGAACTATCGTCGATAAGTTTACGGCGACTAATACCGACTCAGGAGCACTAACCTTAACCGTACACCTAGTACCTAGTGGCGGCGCTGTCGCTACGTCTAATATGATTTTAAAGGCCTACTCTATTGCGGCAGGCGTGACTTTTGATTGCACAGAATTAAAAAATCAAATTCTCAACGGTGGCGACTTCATAAGTATTTTCGCTAGTTCGGCTGACAAGGTTGTTATTCGGGCTTCTGGAAGGGAGATATCGTGAAAGAGCTAGAAATCTTCAGTCAAAACCTTCCGGCTAATTCTGTGACCATTAATTTAGATATTTTTGAGGTTCATAAAAATGACCGAGTGAAAATGCGCAGCTTGATCATGCAGCTAGAAGATGAATTGAAGCAAATTTCAGAAATTCAAATTCAGCTCGAAACGACTCACTATTTTTCCAAGGGCCTTTACACTAGAGAGATCTTTATCCCTAAGAATACAATTCTTACTGGCAAAGTACACAAACACGAGAACATGAATATTTGCTCGCAAGGTGACATCACAATAATTACAGAAGATGGAATCAATAGAGTCGGAGCGCCTTTTGCAATTGGATCTCGAGCTGGAATAAAGAGAGTCGGCTTTGCTCACGAAGATACTGTTTGGACTACAATTCATCCAACAGAAGAAACCGATTTAGCTAAAATTGAAGAAGAATTATTTACAGAAGAATTCGAGCTCATTGAAACAATGCCCGAAGATTTGAAAGTGCAGAAAACTATGGAGGGATTTTTATGTCAGGAGTACTTGTAGCCGGAGGGCTCGGAGCGGTAGCCACAATTTACGCTTCTAATCAGAATTCTCGGGCAGCAAAAGATGCGAGCGCGGGGCAAGAACGCGCAGCAAATCAGGCAAACGACACTCAGCTCACGATGTTTAACCAGCAAAGAGAAGATCAGGAGCCTTGGAGACAAGCGGGGGCCGATGCGCTTGGACAAATTACTGGGAACATGGATGAACATACCCGCAATTTTAGCATGAGCGATTTTCAAAAAGACCCCGGTTATCAATTCCGAATGGATGAAGCGAACAAAGCAATGGAGCGCGGCGCGGCGGCTCGCGGCGGTTTGATGGGTGGTAGGGCCATGAAAGAAATGGCCCGTTACAATCAGGACTATGCTTCCGGTGAATATCAAAATGCTTATAACCGCTACAACAATGACAGAGATTCTCGCTACAACAAATACGCGGGTCTT